TCTTTCAATATTGGTATTTCAAATTTTTGTAATTCTATATTTGAAGCCTTATTATTTATTGAAGTATTTGAAACATCAATAACTCCATCTGCATTTAAAATTATTGTGTCTATTTGTGCTTTTCTTATAATTATTGTCTCTGAATTTTCCCAATCTTTCTTTAATTCTAAGAAATAATTATTTACTAGCTCTTTGATTTGAGTTTTTACATTATCCATTGTAGTTGTTTCAGATATTGTTACATTAGAAATTATAGAAATTTCCACTTCTGATACAGTATCAACAGTTACAATATGTCCTATTGGGGCAATGCCTAATCCATCTTCAGATAAATCTGGGCACATTTCATTTTGTACTTTTTCAATTAATACATTAGATGCTTTTTCATAATTGCTATCTAATATTGTTAATTTTACTGTTCCTGGTCCGTTCCAAATAGGTGTTACTTTTACTGCTCCTACTCCTGCAATTTCTTTAGTCTTGTTTTGATAATCCACAACATTTCCACCAAATCCTTGCTCGCTTGTAGTTTCATAGTATCTTGCCCTTAAAGATTCATCATCTTCTTGATCTTCTCCAGGAATTAATATATCTGTTAATTCTGCTTTTGCTAAATTCTCTATATAATTAACTGGAATAAGTGTTCCTACACAATTATTTCCTATTGTTCCCTGTGCTTCACATTCCATTTTATATGTTCCTGTTTCTATTCTCTCTACTGCTTTATATACTAAATCTTCTATTGTAAATCTCTCTCCAATATTAATATCCATTAAGTTATTGTCTTCATCATAAAATAATCCTTTCTTTATTGCATATGTAGCTTCGTTTCTTGTGATTCCAACTTGATTTGCTAATCGATCTAAATATTCATCCACAGCAGTATCAGCAAAAACTAAATCTATATTATTTTTTAATAAAATATACATTTGTGCTAACTCTGCTGCAGCAGGGGCCAATGCATTATAAATTATACTCCCTTCTCTTTTATCGATTTGAATAGGAACTCTATCTAGCATTCTTTGCAAAATAGTATCATAATCAAAGTATTCGTCTAAATTTTCAATTTCATCTATATTGTCTATCTCCATTTTTAAAAACTCACCACCTTTTCTGTTTCAATTTCTCCAACGGTTGTAATTACAGTAAATTTCGCTATTATTGAATTTTTTTCTACTTTGAAATCAAAATTATTTACTTCTGATATTCTATCATCTTGAAGTAGAGCTTCTTGAATTACTCTTTCTAGCTCTGGTATTGCAAATGTAGTATTTTCTCCAATAAGGTGCTTTAATTCAATACCATAATTCCAACTGTATATAAGGTGTTCAAATCTTTCTGTATTTAAGATGCAATATATTGTTTGTTTCATTGCTTCAATGCCATCGCAAAAATTTGAAATTGTATTTTTTTCTATATTTAAACAGTAAGTTTTACTTGTTTGTTCTGTTACTTCTTCTATATTATTTAACAATATATCATCTGTTTTAGGTGTCATATTTTTACCACCTTTCTTTTAAAATTTATCTAACACAACGAAGTTATTTCCACCTTGTTGTTGAATTAAAATAACATTATCGTTTAATTTTAACCCATTATAAATAGTCATTGTTTTTCTACCAGTTATTGAGTGTGAATGTGTTAAATTTATATTTTTTGTTTCTATTCCAATATTATTACTAACTTCGTTTTTTATATTTACTGCAATATTGTCTGGATTTGGATTTACTTCTGCACTAGATGATACAAAAATATCACCATTTAAAGTATGGCTGTGATTAGCATTTAATGATTTACTTCCTGTTTCCCAATCCATACTAACATCTACAGTATAGTCTTTTACATTTTTAGTAAGAACTAAAAACTCTTTTGTTAATTTTAATTTTTGTTCTACTGTTATTTCAAGTGGATTCACACTTGTCACAGTACCAAATAAAACAGAAGTAGGAGCATTTGCATCATTTGCTCCTACAGCCATTTTTTTTATTACTTCTCCTAAGCTTCCCATTTCACTTTACCTCCTACCCAGATATAAAGTTCTGACCTCTTAATGTTAAGTCCATAAAATGCTCTCCGTCTTTAAAAGTGTGTTTTGCTTTTTCAACTAACATAAAATTTTTCAATTTTATATCACCCAAATCTAAATTAACTATTATGAGAGAACCTCCTCTAACTCTAATATCTCCAAGTGCATTTTTTATTTCTAGGCTTCTAGTTTTTTGATTATACAAATCTAACAATGCTCTTGCTTTAACTGCTCCATTCGTTTTCTCATCAATTGTATCAAAGTATTGTAATACTCCCCATTTTTCTATATTACTTGAATCTCTTGCTATATATATATCTCTTTTACCTGTATCTGAATTATCGTATGTTAATTTTATTTGGTTATATGTATCAGAATCTATTGAACTTTCATAATCATAGTTTTCGCCTGTTTCTTCATCTATTACTAATCCTACTTTCATTCTTTCTAGATTTTTTAAGCATATTTTTCCATAATCATCATATAGAACATACATTTCTTTTCTATTTCTTATTGTTTCATCTAAGGCATTCAATATAATATCAAATAGCGATTGATTGCTTTCAGCTTTTTTTGCAATTACATATCCCGTATTTTCTAATACTCCAGTATTCAATTGATATTCATTTGCTATCATTTGTACCAATTCGTCTGCTCTTTTATTAGTATATGTTTTAGTATCTTTATTTTTTAAATATCGTAGTTGGTCATATGCTGTAGTTGTTATTATCTTTTCCTTGTCCCTCTTTTTCTTGAATACAAAACCATAAAATAAATTTGTATTATCAACTTTAAAAGCCACAGGATTTCCTTCTTCAAAATTTATAATATTATCCTTTAATACTTTAAATTCTAATTTACCTGCTGCTCCTTTTCTTTCAGTAGTCCAAGTAACTCCGTCTTGAACTACTGGTTCAAATACTGTGTTTCTATTTTGAATTAATAATTGTTGACTCATATTTTCCTCCTATGCAGGTATCCATAGCACTTGTCCTGGATAAATTAAGTTAGGATTTTTAATTTTGTCTCTATTAGCATTATAAATAGTTGTATATTTACTCCCGTTCCCATAATATTTTTTAGCTATATTCCACAAACAATCACCACTTTTTACTGTATAATTCTGTCCGCTTGGTTTAGATGCTGCCGTATTATTTGTAGTTACTGTTCTAGTTACTACTGGTGGCTTGTATTGTTTAATTGTTACCTGTACTGTTTTTGTGGAATATTCTCTATATTGTTTTAATTTTATTTTTACTTTTGTATCAAATCCTTCATCTGTTGAATCTGTTATTGTATAATCTTCAATTGATACTTTTATGTTTGTATCAAATATACTATTACCATTTGGAAATTTTCTAATAACTATAAATTGAAATGCCGATTTATTTACCTTTAAATTTTCTAAAACTCCTAAATAATATTTAGCATTTTGAAAATTATTTTTATACATTGCGAATGGATATTTAACATTTGGAAGTAAAACTTCAAACTCTATACTTGTTAGACCTGGATTTTTTAAAACATTTATTTCTGAGTAGTTCATCAAATCATATGTTTTATTTTGATTACTAATCTTTAATTCTAATTTTTTAGGAGGAATGGGAAGAAGCACATTTCCTAAATAAAAATAATATGCCATAAATTCGTTCCTCCTTATTCATGTATTCCATCAGATACATATTCTAATTCTTCTTCTAATTTAGCAGTTAGCTTATTTGTTACTTGATCTACAATTCCATCAATGTCTTGTTCTCCATTTATACTATTGTTATTAGTTAAGTTAATGGTTAATGGTACTGTAGTAAATCTATTTATTGTATCCCTTTCTGCTAAATCAATCAGATATTTCAAATCTTCATCTGTTATATCTGCAGTATTGTTTGCTATATCTTTGGTATTACCCGCAATATCGCCAAGAGTTCCTGCATTATCTCCTCCAAAACTTGATGGATCTAAAGAAAAGTTGCTTAATGCATTCTTTATAGCATCTCCTGCACCTTTGGCCCAGTCATTTCTACTATCAACTCTGTCTTGTCTAGTAGTATTTAATTCAATTGCTTTATTTTGAATATTAGTAGCAGATGCACTAAGATCAGAACTCATTTTTCCTTTTATAGTATTAATTTGATCCATTGTTCCATCCATCTGACTAGCCATTTCCTGCAATTTAGAGTTTCTATCAATAATATTATTTGCCATTTTTCCTGCAAAATCATCTGCAAAATGTGCTGCTTCAACTGTATCTATTTCGACACCTGGTATTTTATTTAACACAGTTATGATTGCATTAACTATTGATACTATACCATTATACAAACCTTGAAATATAGATAATACTCCAAGACATACCGCTTCAACTCCTGTTTGAAATCCATACCATGCAGTCATTAATCCTAGCACTACAGTTTGAATTCCAAGCCATAAAAATAAAGCAGCTAGTTGTAATCCATACCAAACGGCTTGAATTCCTAAACCTGCTACCATTATTCCCAATCTTAATGCATCCCAAAGATAAAGAATAGCATATGCTACTTTATCATTTGTAAACCATAAATATGTCAAAATTGCAATTAAAGCAATTATAAGAATTACAATCCATGTTATAGGGCATGCTAATAATGCAGAATTCAATCCCCATTGAGCTGCCGTTGCAGAAAGAGTTGCTCCAGCTTGCATCATACTCGCAGCTGCTTGAATTCCTTGTACTAATGACATGATAGATAATATTCCACTAGTTATTCCAGAAATTATATTAAATGCTACATATGCTGCAACAATTCCCAAAATAATTGGTGCAACTGGCTCTAATATACTAACTAGCCAAGAAATACCTTCTACTAAAGTTAATATTCCCTGTGCTGCTAAACTAGCGCCATCTATAAACATATTGAACATTTCTTGAACTTGTTGATTGTTTGCTAATTCATTTATTTTTACTAATACAGGATCTAATGCCTTGACTGCTACATTTTTCATTCTGGTCCATATTTGTCCCCATGTCATTGGCATCTTACTATATCTTGCATTTATTTGATCTGCAGATGCAAACATAGCATTCTTTATTATATCTGCTGTAATTAAACCTTCTGATGATAATTCTTTTAATTCTCCTTTAGATTTTCCTGTATATTCAGCTATAGCTTCTGCTAATAAAGGTGCATTTTCCATAATTGATCTAAATTCATCACCTTGTAGTTTTCCAGCTGCCATAGCTTGAGTTAATTGATACATTGCCGCAGTTTGTTCCTGTACACTTGCTCCACTTATTGTAAAGTTTTTGTTCATTAATTCTGTAAATGCAACAATTTCATCTGTATTTTTAAAACTGTCTCCTGCTAATATTCCCAATTTAGCCACTACATTTGAAGTTTCAAGAAAATCTGACCTAGTTCTATTAGACATAGCAAAAATTTTATTTTCAAGTTCTGCAACACTACCATTATCATCAACAATTAATTCTAGTCTAGATCTATTACTTGTTGTTGTATCTGATAAATTAACTAAACTCTTTATTGCTGTTACACCACCAAGAGCAAGCACAATATTTTTTACTGTACCTAAAAGTTTATTACTACTTTCATTTGCAGTATTTATACTATTATTAAATTGTTCTTGATTATCATGTCCATTTTTTACACTTTTTGCTACATTATCATAGTTACCTTTTAGACTTTGAACTAAATTTCTTTGTTCTCTAACACTTGCTATAATATCTTGGGCCCTTGCTGTTTGTGTTCCTTCAGCAGCAATTATCTTTCTTGCTTCAGCTTCTACTTGCTTTAATACTTGTAATTCTGCTTGATATGTTAGTTCCGTTTGCAAAGCTGCAGAGTTTAACTTTTCAGCATTATTTATAGACTTTGTTGGTGCAACTGACATTTCATTATTTAGATTTTTAAAACCTCTTGTTGTTCTATTTAGATTTGAATTTATCTTTGCGAATACAGAGGAAGCCATATCTTGAACCACTATCGAACTTCTTATAGTAGCCATATTCTCCTCCTTTTAGAAAAAATAAGATATAATTACTTTTTCTTTATTTTTGCTGCCTCTTTCTTTTCATCATCTACTCGTAATTGTATTGATGCTATGACAAAGGCTTTTTCTTTGAAATCTAAATTTAGAAATTCATGCGGAAATCTATGAAGTTTTTGAAGGCAATAATGTGCAAATACAGCATCACTATCGCCTTCTTGTATTAGTTTTTTGCTTCTTCAACCGCATCATCTAAACTATATCCATTTATTCTTTGAATTTCAGCCATAAGGTCATCATATTCTCCTGGATTTAACAAGTGCTTTTTCAATAATTTTATTGAATCCATTTCTCCATAGAAGTTTTGTAACTCAACATTATGAAGGTCTGGATATACCACACATTTATCAGCTAGCAATTCTAAATATTTTACAGTGTCAAATTCTTGTTTCATTCTTTTTCCTGCTTGAACTTGTTTATAGCATTGTTTCCTTATTGCATCATTTTCATCTGCAGTAATAGTTTTTAATTTCCATTTTTCAGCATTTCCATCTTTATCTTTAAATCTATTAGAAGCTACATACTCAACTTCCTTTACTTCATCTTTCAACATAAAACTTTCTAAACTCATATCTTATCTTTCCTTTCTATTTTTTATTTATTATTATAATTATTGCATACCTGCTAATTGTGTAAATTTAGTTGGATTAGCAAAATCCTCAAATGTAAAGTCTATTTCTTGTTCTAGGAAATCTCCATCTACATCAAAAGCTGCTAAAACTCCTCCATCTACATTACATCCCATAAATACCATTGTGCAAATTCCTGCTGCAGATGTTGGATCTTCATTTGTTACTTGAATATCAAAATAAACATCCTCTCCAGTATTTTTGTATCTTTCCATTAACTCATCAAATATAGATGTGTTTTTATAAATAGTAATCTTTCCTGTACCTTTCCAGCCAGTTGATTTATTACCAGAACCTGTTTTTCCTAATATATTAAGTTCTTTTTTAGTTTTTTCAAATTTAGCCTCAAAATCTTTACCTTGCATTAGTAAATATCTTCTGTTTTCAATAGTTACAAAACATTCAGCTAATTTTGCACTGATGGCATCTTTTGCATTCATTGTAATATTTCCCATCTTTTTTCCTCCTTATAAAAAAATTAAGAGAACATTTCAATTGTTCTCTTTTACTCTACAACTACTGTCATATATAATTTTTCCATAGCATTAATTACTTGTACATTCGTATTAATTGTTACTGATTTTTTGTCATTTCCTATTTCAACACTTATATCAGCATCTTCAAAATTTTCAATAGCTTGAAGTGTTTGATAGTCTTTAAATAATGCAATTATATCACTCCAAAGTGAAGTTCTTCCTGCTTCATTATTTGCTATTTTTCCAAGATATTTAGAATTGAATACACTAGCCACATCTGAAGCAATTTGATCTAATACTCTTATTGTTTGATTAGATTTGAATTCTTCTCCTTTTTCAGTTGTTGTGTCAACTAAACTATTAATATCCACTAATACTCTAATTTCATCTCCAACTTTATGAAGTACAAATTCTCCATTATCAATAGATGTTTCTAATTGAGCTTGTGTATAATCTGCATTAATTGTATATTCTCCATCATATGTTTTGTTAGTATTTGATTTATTTATCTCACATCCTGCAATTACTCCAGTTACCCAATAAACAAGTGCTGATTCATCTTCAACTGTTGTATTTTTAACATTTACAACACCTTCATAATTTGCAGCATTGTTAAATAATACTACTTGGAATTTTATACCTTGCTCATCTCTTAATCTTTTAGCATATTGAACGTATAAATTAGATGTAGATTCATCTTTAACAGTACATCCAATTGCATTTACTTGATATGATTCTAACTTGTCTAAGAAGTTTTGGTGTGCTTCTCCACTAACATCTCCATTTGTTCCACCCTCTAAAGATTTACCTGCAGTAACTTCAAGAGTTTCCATAGAAAATGTTACATAATCGTTATCTACTAATTCACTAACTTCTTTTACTGTTTGTTTATCCACTTCTTTTGTTCCTAAATATGTAGTAACATCATATTTAGTATCATCATCTATATTTTTTGCAACTACTATTCTTATATCATTTCCTCTTGTACCACTACATTTAGCAGTAGCAATATCTGTTGTTGCTTTATTTCCAGAATTTAATCTATAAAAATATGCTTTTTTAACATTTTTGAATAGATCTCTTAATCCTTTTAATTTTTCATTTGAATAATCATATCCAAATATTTTTAAAGAATCTTTTGCAAAATTTTGAGATGTGACTTCGATTATCTCTCCATCTTTTCCCCAATCCATTTCAATTGCCATTGCAGCAATTCCTCTTTCTCCAATTGAAGATGAAGCATTTTGTGCAGATGCAAAATTAATATATGAACCAGGTAATTTTTTATTTTGGCTTATAAAAGTTCCTCCACCTAATGCCATATTAGTTCACCTTTCCTTTCTTATATTTTTTAATTATTTCATTTATTTCTTTTTTACTATAACTTTTATTTTCTAATACAGCATTTAATAAATCTCTATTATTAATAAAAGTTTTAGAGTTAACAATTTGTTCTTTTGTGTATTTTTCTTCAGCTACCTTTTTTACTTCCTTTTTGGTTTCTTTTTTAGATGTTTTCATCTTTTTTTACCTCCCCAGTCAAATCATAATTATCCATTTTTATTGTTGCTACATTTTCTTTTTTTATAAATATTTCATAGTCTATAAAAAAGTGTAGAACACCATCCTCTATCTTTGGATGCATTTTTTTTGCTCTTAATAGTGTTTTATCTGTAAGTTCAATATATTCTAAATCATATAGATTATCTATCATATTATTTAGAATTTCAGTATTTCCATCTTCCGTATAACCTATAATTACAAAATTTGCTTTATCCTTGTAAAACCTATCTTGTAATCCTATTTCTCTATTTTCCTCACCATTTAAATACTTTATAAAAAAACAAGGCTTATCAACACCTTGCTGTTGTGCATCCGTGTATATAGGATATTTTTTTTCATATATATTATTAATTTTTGTAGCAAGACCAATTACTATTTCGTTTATAACACTATCAACCATTATTAAAACACTCCTCAATATATTTTTTCATTTTTCTTTCAAGTAATGCCGGAATTTGAGATTCTAGTTCTTTTTCAGATATAGTCAACATATATTTTCCTTCAACCCAAGATGCTTTTAATCTCTTTCCAATTGCAGGAACATATCTTCCAGGTTCTTGTCTATGTCCATATTCGACATAAGAAGCATATTTAACAGGATTTTCAACTATTATAATATAATTGTTTCCCATCCTAGCAATTCTTAATGATTTCGCATACGTTGTTGCATCTGGTACTGCTCCCCCCTCTGCTTCAGCTTCAGTATTAGCAGTCCATCCTCTTCTTAAAGTTCCTCCATTTTTTATTGTATATCTTTTTCCATCTTTTACTTCAAAACTTCCCTCACCTACTGGTGTTCTTGGTATAACTTTTGAAAGTAACCTTGCAGCTAATTCTCTTGCTACTTCTTTACAAAACCTATCAATATCTATTTTAGATAGTCTTTCAAATTGTTTTTGTAACTTTTCTAATTCACTAAAATCACACATTCCCCATTTAGCCATATTAAGCCCAGCCTTTCCATAATTCAAGTATAATTTCTTGATGTGTGTCATAAATAGCAGGTTCGCCACTATTTTTATATGCTGTGGTTCTACCTCTTCCTGTAACAACAATTTTGCTACCAGGTTTAATTACTAATTCTGGTGCTATGAATAATTTTATTTTTTGATTTTTTTCAGATTCAGTATCTGTCTGTGTATTTGCAAATATATTTTCAAAAGAAACTCGACATGGTTTATTAGACTCGACAGTAACTTCTTGTTTATTCTTTGTAATATTATTTTCTATTACGGATTGTCTTTCTATAATATCACAAACAGAATCATAATGGCTCTCAATAGCATTTCTTGCCATAGAAATATAATCCATTGTTACCACCTCATCTTTCTATGTCTATACAAATCTTTTTTATACTTTTCAATTAAACCATCCTCTGAATAATTGACAGTACCTGTATTATAAACAATACCATTTATTTCTACTTGTGAGGTTTTATCAACAAAAGTAGTAGTGGTATCACCAATTTGTACACTTTTAACCTTTACATTTGATTTTGAATCTTCTTCAGATTTACTTGCAAATAATTTATCATACCCATTTAGGTACCAATAATCTTTTGTCATTCTTATCCATGTTGTATATAATCCATCTGGGATTTTTGATTGATGAGTAGTATCTAAAATTATAACTAAAGTGTCTAATAAAGAATATTCTACTTGAGATACACCATCTTGATTATCTTCTTTTATATTCAGTTCTTTTAATATTCTTTTTTTTAATGATTCAACATCAATTTTATTTGTCTTACTTTTTATTTTTTCTAAAACTGACATTATATCACCTACTCTCCTTCAGGATTTTCTTTAGTATTGGTCCCGTCATTTGTGTCGGTACCATCTTTTTGTTCTCCTCCTGGATTTTGTTTTTTATCTTCTTCAGCTTCTTTTTCTTCAATCTTATTGATTATTGTTTCTTTTTTCATATTACTTGTTACTTTTATTCCTAATTTTGCTGCTCTTTCTTTTAATGCTTCTAATTCCTCATCTGGATTATCTGAAGTATTATCAGTCTTATCTACATTTTCATTAGAGTTTTTATCTGCTTTTACTTCTTCTTTTTTATAATTTTCAACATATTCTTCGATGTCTTTCTTTAATTCCTCTAAATCAATAGTTTCATCTTTTACAACTATTTCTATTACTCTTTCATTATTTTCTCTAATATCTTCTATTACATCTACAAATTCTTTGTTTGCATTGTATTCTTCATCACTAACAATTTCATTTTGTCCTTTAAAACACCATTTTCCATTAAGTTTAACTCCTGCACTTTTTGGACTAACTTTTTTCATTAAATATCACCTCTTTATAAAAATTTAAGAGTAAAGACATATAGCCTTTACTCTAGATTTATTGTTGCTTGGAATAACTCATCAGCACATTTTAATGCTGGTAATGCAGTAGCAACTGCTTTTTCCCATGTACTAACTGGATCTGTTCCCTCTTCGTACATCATAGCTAATATTTTTCCAACTAATTTAATATCTATTGATGGATCTCTTTGAAGTCTAATTTCTTCTGCTGTTGGTCCATAAATAGTTTCTCCTAGTGGTTCTCCTGGCATCATAACAAATGCATTTTCTGGGAAATATCTATGTTTTGTATATTTTCCATTTGCTTCTAATTTTCTATATTTTGCATCATATGTATAGATTTTAGGTAATTGTAATTGCTCTAAATAATTATTTAGTTCTCCAACAGATGCAATTCTTGTAGAGTCTTTTCCAAAAATAGCATTAACAACATTTTTATTAGCTAATATTTTTGCTAATACTGTTGTAGATGTTAATACTCTTCCTGGAGCAGAATCTAATTGATTTTTCCAAGTAATCATATCATTAATTGGATTAGAATCAGCAGCACTCCAATCAACATTTGTAACTTGGTTTTCTTCTGGCACACCAAAATCAATAGCTGCATCTAGATTGTTCTCATTTAATGTGATTTTACCAGTTGCTACTAGTTCCATTCTCATTGCTTCTACTCTTGCTTTAATACTTTCTACTAAAGCATCGAAATCAGCATATACATTTCTCATTAAATATGTTCTTTCTGCTTCATTTCTTGGAGACTCTAAAGCAATTATTTCTTTTTCTTTTAATTGCATTTTTCTTTTAATTAAAGCTAATTCTATAGCCATTTTTTCTGCTTCTCTTTGACCAATTTCAGACTCTGTATCAAATCCATGAACAGATGCAATAACTGGTGTTTTGCTTCCATTTGTTAACATATCAAATTCTAATGATTGTCTTTTTACTTCTGGGAATAATTCTTCTCCCAACATTGCAGGATATTTTCTATCCTTTAAATAATTCAATACTTCTTTTTGATTAAATAATTCTAATACACTTTTAGGCATATTAAACACACTCCTTCTTTTTTTCTATTTTTTATAATATTTTTTATCTAAATTTAATTCCTGTCATTGCAGTTTTATCTGCTTCTTCTACAACTGCTGGTAATCTAGATTCTATAACATATCCTTCTACCATTACTGCTGCAGGTTGAGGACCATTTGTTACATCTACATCAGCAAATATTAAACCTATTGCTTTACCATCTTTTTTATAAACTGTTCCTGCTTGAACAATTTTCTTTCCATTTTCATCTGCTTGTATTCCTGTATCATCTACTTGATAAGTAAAATTTTGAAATTTAGCAGATGCTAAAAAATTAACTTCATTTACACTTTCTTTTTTTACATACATAATTTTTTACCTCCTAAATTTAATTAAAAAATTGACTTTTTGTATTTGGATTATCACTTTCATTAGCTTGTTTTGCAAAATTAGAACCCATACTAATTTCGCCATCGCCATCACCTTTATCTCCCTCTGGATTTACTGGCGAATAACCAGAGGCTTTTTTCTCAAAGAAATGAGGTGCTTGTTTTCTATAACCATCGATTAATTCTTTTAATCCTACTAATGATTTTTTGTCATCAGATATTTTAGTTTTACTTTTGTCTTTGTTTATTAATGAAATTATAGCTTCTCTTGTTAGATCGTCTTTTAATACTTTCGCATCATCTAGACCTTTATTTAATAAATCATTATAAACATATTCTTCATTTTCTTTTTTAGCATTATCCTCAATTTCTTTAATTTTTTTGTCGTATTCATCTTTTGAAATACTATTTTTTTGTAAATCCGCAATTGCTTTTTCTTTATCTTCTTTCTCTTTTGTAATAACTTTTTTGTCATTCTCCAATTGTGCTTTTTCAGATTTTAAGGTTGTAATCTGAGTATTTAGTGCAGCAACCTCTGCACCACTTTTGGCCATAACAGACTCTACCTGTTCATCTGTTAAACCCATTGCTTTTAGGTCTTCTCTTTTCATGTTTTCTCCTTTCAATTCAGGCTTTCGTGTTTTTATACGGAGCAACGCCTCCGACCTGGTGTTGTTGTCGAACAACTTACAAAATCGTGATATATAAAAAGTAAGTATGTAAACATACATACTTACTTTTATAACTTTGTTATGGTTGTTTAAGAACCCATTTAATCTGCCGCTATTTTGCAGACACCAAAAAAGGTATATAAAACTATATACCTTTATAATAAAATCGCCTTATATTCAATCCTCGTTTGAACGTGTATAGATTTATTTTAGTATTTCTATATTTCTAACTTCATTTTCAAATAATGAATAATTTTTATTATCTTTTTCATTTAAAATACTAATTTCTTCTACCTCTGGTTCATTATCTTGTGCTGGTACATACCCTGTAACAATTCCTACATATTCATTATCACTATATGCTTTTATTTTTACTCTTTTATTTAATAGTTCCTCTGAATTTATACCTTTCATTTAACTTCCACCTTTCCTATAAGGAACAATATGTGTTCCAGTTTTGCTATAATGTATTTTAAAACTATTTGTTTTTATTTCCTCATTTTTATTTTTTACAACTCCAATTTGTTCATTAACTGTTATTATTTCTTTTTTATTCCATTTTCCACTGTCACTAAATTCTAATGTTCCTTTTCCTGCATACTGATTAATAAGTTCTTGTGCCTTTTCTTTAGATATCGTCAAGTAACTTCTTCCATTTGTATAATTGTTACTTCCTAATATGTGTTTATCTTGTTTTCCTTGATTTATCAATTTATTAACATTGTTGATGTATGTTTTTGCTCTATCTTCTGTTGTAATTCCCAATGCATCAGAATATTGTGCTTTTAGGTTTTTCCATTCATCAATATTATTATACTTCATTTCTTGAAATTTATCAAATGTTGTGGGTACTTCATCCCCTAATATATCTTTATATCTGTTGTATTGTTCATAATCAGAAGATTTATTTTTGTTCATTTTTATTTCTGTTTCAAATGCTTTTTTAGTTGCTGGATCAGAATTTACATATTTCTCTAACCATTCGTTATATGTAATATTTCTTGGTATATAATATGTCTTTCCATCAGTATTTCTTGCCGCTCTTTCTCCAAATTCAAATTCATCCTCAAAATATGGAGCCGTTGTTGTTCTACACCATATATGATAAGGTGGCGCTGTAACTCCAACTTTATATTCTTTCATTTCAAAAACTTTTCCATCTATTTCTCTACACCATTCTGATGTTTTTGAATCTAATGTTGCTATATTTATATATTTTTCTACTCCTAATTCATTAAAGCATTCTTTTCTTGATGCACTAGAGAAAAAAGCTGACTCTGTCATTACTAGCCTTCCTACTTTTCCTTTGGCCACATTAAAATCTTTTGAAATTTTATCTATTACTTCATCTGCATCTCCTCTTAAAGATTTTTCTAAGTCCTTCTGTAAGGTATCCAATAATGCTTTTTTATTTTTCCATATTCTATCAGAGAATGTTTGCTCATCACTTGTCCATGGTCTAGATATAATTTTTTGAATTGCATCAATATTTAATGCTGCGAATTTAAAAGCAACATTTGAACCTTTTTGCAATTCATAAGCAGTTTTATAATAAGTATCTTTGTATGATTCAATAATAAAATCATTAGTAGTTTGTTGTTCATTGTAATATAATTTTTCAATTTGCTGTTGTATTTGAACTTCCAATGCTTCTAATCTTGAAATATGAACTCTTGCACTTGCATTCTCTAATTCTTTTTTCCATACTAAATCTATACCATTCTCTTGGCCATACTTTATATACTCATCAATGTCCCATTTTAATTCTTTTAGTTCTTGAGTATTTAACCATTTTTTTGCTTCTTTCATGCTTATTTGATTATTTACTGCAAATCTTACTAGCCAATTATTTATTTCTTTTTTTACTGAACTTAAAGTTCTTTCATATGCTTCTTGAAGTTCTGTAATATACTTTGATTCATTTAAGAGTTGTGCTTTTTCAAGTTCTTCAAATCTTTTTATCCAATATTCTGCATTACTGCTCATTACTCATCACCAACTTTTGCACCATCTTTATTGGTATTTGTAGGATTATTATTAAGTTCTTTTATCATTTTATCGTATTCACTTTCCTGCTTTTTCATTTCTTCTTCCTGTTGTGTTTCAATTTTTTCTTTTTCATCCTCTACATCATTAACATATGGATGTCTTGAAAGTATAGTGTCTAAACTTAACATATCCATACTACTTACTAAAGTTTCTATTAATTCTTTTTCATTTACAGTCATTGTTTTATTAAATACAAATTCAACTTCTTTTTCTGTATAATCTTTTCCTTGTGACATTTCTATCCAGTTATCATAGAAAAACATAAAATACTCTAAACTACTTTTAAATTCAGTTTCTATATTGCTGCAGTCTAAATCCAAATCAGCATATAATTGTTTTAATGCAACTCCAGATTCTTGAGTTCCAAACTTTTCACTTTGTGTGTCAACTCCAGAACCGCCTTCATATATGTCTTTTCTTAATTGCTCAATAAAACTTTTAAATGCTTCTATGTTTAATTCTGTATTTTTTCTATCATATTCTCCGTCGTCATCTAAAAATACTGTATTATATGTAGCAAGATTTCTTTGAAATGTTCCCGATTCTTCTTGATAATTTTTTACTACATTAACTCCGTCTGGTGCATCATATATTGCATCTGCAGTTTTAGAACATAATTCATCGTAACAGTCTACTAATGATTTTAGTAGATGTATAAGTGGCATTTCATCACCATTATATTTAAAATATACAAAGGGTATCTTCTTCCAATTTTGAAGAGTATCTCCAAATTTAAAATGTGCTAATATACTTATTCCTTCCCTATCTTTTCCTATAACTAAATCTTTTCTTTTTTCTACTTCTTCAACATCTTCAATTAAATTAGAACCATCATAAATATAATATCTTACACCATCTAAATCCCAATATTCTACTTTAGTCCTTTTTTCCTTTTCATATTCACTTGTATATACTTCAACCTCATAAGTCATTATTACTGCATCTAATACTTCATGTTCTTCATCTTGCCATAAAGGTATAATTCTTGTTGCATATCTTAATCTTACTTTTAAATCCCCATCTTCATCAATATATAACTGCCACCAGCCTATGCCTCTTTTTACTGCCTCTATTAAAGTATATTTTAATCTTTTATGCATTTTATTATTAAATATGTCTTTCAAAATGTCTTTATATCCTTGATCTTCTTTTTCATCTTTTCCTATTACTTGTTTTATTGTAGGTTTCTTTCTTAATAAATATCCTGCTTTCTGATTAATCATTTTATAAATTATAGGATGTTTCAACTGATAATTTTTCAAATGAGGAGCAACCTCTTCTTGTCCTTTTTCATTTATAAACATTCTTCGTTTATTTTTTATATCTCCTTCATTTTTAAAATATCTACTACCTTCTATCATTTCCTTAAATGTATCAGACCCTTTAAATTCGTTTATTTGAGTATCAATAAATTTAGATAATACCAATCCTTTTTTTGCACCTTCAGATATTATCATTTTAATTCTGTCCATTTCTGTTATCATTTTAATTCTCTCCTTTATTTTACAAAGTATGCTCCCCTCTTCTTATTAGGGAATAATGTCTGCAATAAATATCTTAATGCATCTAATGCGTGGTCATTTTGCTTAATAGGTTTGTCCTCACCTTTTTCCTGTGCCTTTTCATCCCATATGTATGAATTAAATTCTCTAATAATATTTTTGCATCTTTCTTCTACAATATGGATTCTTCCTTCATCTAACCAGTTTAATACTAAGTTAATTCCATCAATTACAGCATTATCAGCTTCTTTTACAGCAATTTTATTTTGTTTGAATAAATTAATTAATGAAGTAGCTGATGGATCTATGATTACCTTTCTAACTTCTATGTCTTTTATTAATTTTTTATAATCTTTAAGAAACATATCATCAGTTTTTGTTATCTTTTCTTCTTGGCCATTTTTATTCTTTTTTGTTCCCTTATTGTAATATTCATCTAGTATCCATACATGTGGTTTTCCTTCTATGTATTTTATTCCGGCATAATAAAAACACCTGAGGATTTGTAATTCCATAGTCAGATGTTACATAGAAATAATCAAATTTATTTGGAATATCTACTTTTTTTACACAATGTTTTAATCTGTCAAAATTAGGATATATAATACCTTCAGCAAGTACCCATAATCCTAATATAAATCTTTGGTAGAAAACTCCTATAAACATTTTTTTATATCTATCTTTTACTTCTTCAGATAAACTTAAATTATCATCCATAGTAAAATGTAAATATATAATTCCTTTTTCTTTTGCCTTATCTATCCAGTTTACTTTGAACCAGTGATTTGGTCCTTCTGGATTGCAGTTAAACCAGTATTTACTTCCTTTTACAGAACATCTTGCCAATGCTTGATTTACAAATGATTCTGGCATCAATGCAACTTCATCCAGGAATACACCTGCTGCAGTAATTCCGTTGTACTAAATCTTGGCTTCGTTCATCCTTACCTCCAAAGATATAGAAATAATTTATTTTTTCTCCGTTTTGATATTTCTACTAAATTGTCAGATCTTCTATCTTTTATGTGATAACCTTGAACTCTTAACATTAATTTAAGCCAGAATAAAACGTTTCTTCTAAATGCACCTACTGTTTTACCTGCCATAATAAAGTTTTCGCCTTTAAACTTTGTCATTGCCCATAATACAAAAGAGAGTGACATAGATAGTGTTTTTCCTGCTCTAATACTTCCATCTGCAATTATTCCATTTTTATCTTTTACTGGACTTTTATCATTCCACCAAGTTAACACTTTCTTTTGTTTTTTGCTGAATTTTTTAAACTTGAATATAGTTCCATTTTTTATTTTTTTTCGCATAGTTATTGCATTTTGCATAACTTGCTTTTTTAGATTAGAAATTCTTTCATCGAGTGTTAATTTATTCTTGTTTTGGTTCTTCTTCGTCATAATCGTCCCATGTACTTTCTACACTATCATCTAGTGCTTTTATAAAACTATCATCCTTCATATTTTCCGGATCATTAGTTCCTTCTTTTGCAATTTCTCTTTCTAATCTAATTAATTCTAATTCAAGTTTTCTGTCATCATTTTCTATTTTATGATAACTATCTATATATCTTCTTTTTGCCTCTTGTACTCTTGTAAGTGCTTCTTCAAGTCGTTGTGTAATATTTGTAGTACTTTCCGCTTCAGTAGTTGTTAGTGTTCCATTATTTCTGTAAGACACATTATTTGATGAGCTTTTGGACATTCTCACAATACTCATTTCTTTACCATTCTGCAAGTCTTGTATTTTTTTTAATATTCTTCTTTCTCTAATTGATAGAATTTTTATTTCTGACATTATTTGATATTTTTTATCATACAATTCTTGCTGCATCATAATTGTTTTTTCTTCTTCAGTTAATAAATCATCGTATATTGTTTCATATTCTCCGTGTTTTTAAAGCTCGTGTGTTTCTTTTTTCTGCTCCAGGACCACCTTTATTTCCTTTTGCATTTTGATTTCCTTTTTTTACTTTGCTTAAATTACTTTCTCTTTCCCATTTTTTCTTTTTCACCAAGTAAACAACTTCATTGTAAGTGACATTATATTTTTCAGCAATTTGCTTGTAGGTTTTTCCTGCCTTATAGTCTCTTCTTATTTTAGAAATTATTTTATTATCTTCTATCACCTCATATCACCCACCTACCTTTTGTTTAGAATTGCCTCTTTATTTGTTAGTGTTTCCCAACGTTTTACTATAACATCACAATATTTAGGATCCAATTCCATAGTATAACAGCATCTGTTTAATTGTTCAGCTGCAATAATTGTACTACCACTGCCTCCAAACAAATCTAATATTATGTCATTTTCTTTGCTTGAATTTTTTATTAGTTTAGCAATCAGGTCAATAGGTTTCATTGTAGGATGTAATGTGCTTTGCTTTGGTCTATCAAACTCTAGTATTGTGCTTTGTGTTCTGTCATTTATAAAATAATGTGCTTTACCTTCTTTCCATCCATAAAGTACAGGTTCGTGTTGCCACTGATAATCTTGTCTTCCCATTACAAAACAATCTTTTTTCCAAATCAAACATTCTGCTAATTTAAAACCTGCATCTTTGAAAGCTTTTCTAAAATTAATTCCTTCAGTATCTGCATGAAATACATATATTGATGCACCTTCTTTTGTAACAATATACATATTTTCAAATACTTTTCTTAAAAATTCATAAAACTGATTGTCATCCATATTGTCATTTTTTATTTTTAATGCTTCAGCTGTCTTTCCTACATAATCCACATTATAAGGTGGATCTGTAAGAAGCATGTCTGCGTCTTGATTATTCATAAGACGCATAATATCATCTTTATGCGTGCTATCTCCACACATTAATCTATGGTTACCTAATATCCATATATCGCCTGGTTTCGTAATTGGCTCTTCTATTTCTTCATATGCAGAATCAACATCAAAATTATCTTCCTTAGTTCCATTAATATCATTTAATATTTCATCAACTTCATCAAAATCAAAACCAGTTAAATTCATATCAAATTCTTCTAATTTCAATTCTTGTAATAATGCTTCCAGTTTGTCTTCATCCCAGTCACCTTGTATTTTATTTAATGCAATATTCAATGCCTTTTCATTAGTTTTATCTAGATCTACTACAATACACTCTACTTCCGTTATTCCTAAATCTTTTAAAACTTTTAATCTTTGATGACCACCAATTACAGTCATATCTTTGTTTATTACTAATGGACTTACGAACCCAAATTTAACTATACTATTTTTTATTTTTATATATTCTGCATCATCTGGTTTCAAATCTTTTCTTGGATTATAAGTAGCTGGTATTAATTTATTAATATCTATTATTTGTATGTTCATCTTTATCACCTCTTTGCATTCTATCTAATAATTGTATTTGAATTTGTTGTGCGATTTTTTTCATCATAATTGGTGGTACACTCATCCCACACACATATTGCACATTCATTCCCATAAAATCATAGTCTTGTGGAAATGTTTGTATTGTTATTATGTCTTTATCACTTGCATATCCAGGTACATCATATCGTAATGGTGGACTTCCTCCTGCTGCTATTGTTGCTGGTGTTCTATCATCTTTTAAATATTGTGTATTAAAACAACTTATTTTTCCTTTTTCTGTTCTTTTTATTGTGTCACTAAGTTTTACATCTCTTGCTATTCTTTTTTTCCATCTTTCATAGGTTAATGTGTCTTTATTTAATGGTTTATAATTGATATCTTTTATTTCTTCATATTTTATTGGTTTTTCATTGAAATCTAGTTTTATCTTTGAAACATTGATATTTTTATTAATTGCAATAAAAAATAATCTTTCTCTCCTTTGAGGTACTCCCATTCTTGCTGCATTTAATAAAAATAATTGTGTGTTGTATCCAATTTCATTTAATTTTTTAATTATCAAATTTACATATCCTTTTGCATTACCCTGCATTAATCCTTTTACATTTTCTGCAACAATTATCTTTGGTTTTAATATTTTTGCTAAATCTATAAATTCAAAAAACAAGTCATCTAATACTTGACTTGTTTGGCCTTCTCTAAATTTTTTATTTTTACCCCAGTTTTTTTCTCTTTCTCCACATAATGAAAATGTACTACAAGGAGGACTTCCATCTAAAATATCTAAATTATATAATTCTTTTGGAAACTCTTTTAACTTATTCATTTCTTGAATTCCCATACAATAATTATATTTTGGATGATTATTTTTAACATAAATTTCATTAATCTTTTTATCAATTTCACAATTTCCAATAACTTCATATCCTGCTAGCTTATATCCCATTGTGGAACCGCCACCACAAGAAAAACATGAAAAGACTTTATAATTATTCTTTGGTATATTATTTATATCTTTTAAATACCAATTATACTCTTTCATATCATTTCACTTCCTGTTTGCTCATTCATATCAAATACAAAACCACATTTTGGACATTTACATTGGAATTTGTCATCATTGAAATTGTCTAAATCTATTTCTGTATTTTCATTCATTGTTTCTTCTGTTTCTTTTATTAGCTTATTAATTTCTTTTTCATCAAAACCCGTAATTAATAAATCAATATTATTTTCATCTAACTCATTAAATATGCTTTCTAATTTTTGATAATCCCATTCTCCAGATATTTTATTAAGTGCTATATTTAATAATTTTTCTTTGTTTTTATCAAAGTTAACTACTATACAATCAATTTCTTCATATCCTAAGTCTTTTAGAACTTTAATCCTTTGATGTCCGCTTATTACTGTTTTGTCTGCATTAATAATAATTGGTGCAACATATCCAAATTCTATAATGCTATTTTTTATTTTTTGGTATTCTTTGTCTTTTTCGTTTAGTTCTTTTCTGGGATTGTATGTTGCTATTTTCAAATCCCCTATTTTTTGTTTTTTCAATTCCATCTTTCTTTCCTTCTTTCTTAAAACATTCTAATTGCTTAAAGCAATTTTTACATTCTCTCTTCATACATATATCATATTTCATATATACTACCTTCTTCTTTTGCATCAAAAAAGAACCTGTAAAACACTAATTTCACAAGTTCTTTTTTACTAATCTATTTCAAAAAATAAAAGGGGATTTATTTTTAAACATATTTTTTGATATTATTATTATAAATTATTGACAATGACGTGTCAAGGACAAGTTTTGGACAAAAATGTAATTTGATAAATTACATTTTTCTTATACCATCAATTCCAAACATAAGCACTGCAATTTCTTCGATTGCGGAATTTGCATCACGTCTAATTTGTCTCTCACTTATATGGTATTTTTCGGACATCGCATTTATTTTTGGTTTGTATTTTCCTTCGACATATAAATCGTTCAAAATATGTGCTTTTCGGATTTTTTCATCATTTTTACTTTGTTCAGCTTCAAATATATAAAAATTTATAATTCTTTCTATATGTGTTAATATGATTTCTGTTCTTTTCTTAGATGTCAATATTGATTGAACTACAGTAACTTCGTCATAAGATTGACAGAATAATTTGTCTAATACTTCTTCAACAGTTGCTGTTTCTAATTCCTTTTCAGTAAATGTTGCTTGTTTACAAGCCTTTACAAAGTTTCTATAATTTTTCAATAGTAATCTTGTATTTTTTATCCTGGTATCATATGTTATTTTTTCTCTTAATCTTTCCTCATTTTTAGCTTGTTCAATCCCCTTTTTTATTCCTCTTGCTACTCCATCTGTAACAATTTGTTCTAACAAATTTAAAAACTGGCTTTCTTTATCAGAAATCTCAAATTTACTCATACAAAATCCTCTCTTTCTAGGCAAATTGTATGCTATATGCTTTAGTAAATTATAATTCTATGTTTTTTAATATGTAATACAATGTCCTATTTTATCTTTGTTCTTTTTTTACTTTCTATCAAAGCTCTTTCCAATGGTGTTTTATCAATATTAAAATCTTTATATCCTTGTTTTATAATATTGTAGTAATAACTACTAGGTTCTGATATTTCTCCTTTGTTCATGACATATGCCATCCCAATAATTTCTTGTCCATTTATTTTTAGTTTTATATATTCCTTTCTATATAGTCTTGGATATCCTTCATATCTGTCTAAAGATTTTTCACAACTTTCTGTAATATTCCATAAAGCGACTGGTGTTTCAGCACCTTTACATTTTATTATATTTGCTACTCCTCTAAATTCTAATTTATAATCATTTAGTCTATATTCTCCTATTGGTATTGCTTTTGGACATCTAATTGCCATTTGCTCCTTATTCATATTACTACCATAAGCTATATATATTTTATTCATAACTATTTTTCCTCCTTTTGATTTTTCTTATATTTTGGATTATCACTACCAAATCTCCAAGCTGAAGAACCATCCAAATGTTTAATTAAATGTTCTCTGTAGTTCTTGTACTCTGCTCCAATAAATCCAATTCTATTTAAATATATTCTCATTGCAAATTTTTCGTTTTCTTCTTGTGTCTTTTTACAACTTGCCTTTCTTTGAGTTAATGCTTGATTGTTTATTGCTAATGCTAATAATATATATGCTTTTACCTTTCCTGCATGTAGTGTAGAATTAAATCCTCTTAATTCTACCGTATGATTTCCTTCAAAATAGCTATGTAAGTTTAAGAAGTGATATCTACTTTGGTCATAATGACTATGGAATCCTGCATTTCTTTCGTTATACCATATGTCCTTTATTTGTTGCATTGTTTTTGGTTTTTTCTTTTGTATTTCAGTTATTAATCTTTGGTCCATCTTTTTGCACCATCTCATTCTTTCTTCTTTTATTTGTAATGCTTTATATAGCAAATCATTTTTACTAGCTATTATATTTATAAAATTTTTAATGCTTTGTACATTATGATCTGCTCCATCTAAATGTATATGTATCCCACAAGTACTATTTGTTTTTCCTCCTGATGCTCTTAATGCTCTTACTATTTCCTGTACTTTATCTATGTCATCTGCTGTTAATATTGGACTTACTAATTCTACTGAATATGCTCTATCTTCTGTATTTCCCCACTTGCTTTGTTTTCTTATACTTGAGTCATTCATTATTTTCCAAGTTCTGCCGTCTGTTGCATTTATTTTTATGGTATTATAACTATCTCTTGTATGTTGTAATCTTCCTCCTACTATTTCCTTTACTGCGTTTGCTGCTGTATCTTTTGTTATTCCTGTTAGTTCGATTTCTATTCCAAATCTTTTTGTTAACATAACTATATACCTCCTTGTGACACACATTATACCGCGCATTTCCAGTAAAGCCAACGCTTTTGTCAATTATTTTAGACTTTTATTTCAGTTTTTTTCGCTTTTGGTTTTATCTTCATTTTCTTTTGGAATATCAATATATAGTTGTTTTTCAATAAAGTTTTCCCAGTGAGGAGTATCAGTAAAAGTTACTTCAAAGAAAATAATATTATTTTGATTACCTAACACTGATTGGTAGCCACTTAACACTCTCCATTTTTTCTTCTGTGCATCCCATATCGGTTTACCTAATAATACTAATATTTGTACCCAACCTAATTTTTTATTATCTGATTCTTGCTTTTCATTGTTGTCAACTTTTTTAGGAATTTTATTTTGTTTTGTCTCATCTTCTTTTTTCTTTGGCATATATATACCTCCTATTACATTATTAATTATTTACTGTTTTTAAAATAATCCCCATTCTGCAAACTTTTCAAAGCCACCCAACTTGTCTATATATTCTTTTGCTATTTCAACTATTTCTTTATATGGTTTTCCATCAATTTCTGTGTCTCCTATTGCACAACATAACTTTACTTCTTTTCCTGTTTTTTGTGCTTTTAGAAAAGCATATATATTCACAGAAACATCTGCCTTGCTTAAATCTTTTCCATGAAGACCTCCACCTGTTACACTATCAGCCATATCACTTCCAATTTTTCTGTTGGTAGCCCCTGTATCTACATTTATACCGCCTGTCCAATCCCCTAATGGATTTATTACTGCAGTTGGATAAATATTCTTTAAATCTTCTGTTTTTGCATTACTTTGACATATAATTACTTTATTATTTGACATATCTAATATATATTTACCGTCACTCTTATATTTATTATAAATTTGATGTGCTAAATAACTTATTTGTTGCTGTTCTTCAGTTAATGGCATTCCTTTAAATATACCATTATCACCACATCTAATTTCTCCTTTTTGATTATTTGCTAAATACTCATCTTGTTCTGCAGATATTATTTCTATTGCAATATCATTAGTTTTAGTAATTCTATATACTATATCAAATATATCTGTTTCGTTATATTTAACTGAACTTTCTATTATTATTTTACAGTTTCCATGTCCTATTAACACTTCAACTGCTATTTTAGGATTTTCCTGTATTTTGTATCCTAAATCTACTATTGCTCCTGCTATTCTATCAGCTACTTTATCTGGATGATCCGGATTTACTTTTTCTATCATTATTCTTCCTCCTTAAATTTCATATTCGTACATTGTAGGTTTACCATATTGTTGACAGATTTCGTGTTCAATTTTACATCCTCTTGCATTTTGCCACCCATTCATAAACATTACTGCATCTACTTTTCCTATTGCTTCAATGGACTTTGACAAATAATATAATGCTACATCACAATTTTTTGGTGCTTCTTCAGCAAATATAGTGTCCACGACTTCCCAACCTAATTCTTCTAACTTATCTACTATTTTTTTTCTTTCTTTTCTTATTTGTTCTTCCGTTTTTCCTTTCATTGGTTGACTAATCATTGCTTTCATTTTTTTTCGCCTCCCTCTTTGATAAAATTAATTTCAATATATCTAATAATTCAAGCCATTCTTTTTGGTCGCACTCCCAACCATAACTATTACATTGCTCAATATCTCTAATCATTACTTTCAAATCCTTTGTTGTAAGTAAATGTGTATTTCCACCTATAACTTCACAGGTCCATTGAACTATATATGTCTGTCTTCCTAGTGCATATCTTTCTGCACTTAATAGAATCATACTTATATCTTCTATTTTTCCATTGAAATTTATTTCCATAATTTTTTTATTATCTTCTTTCTCAGGACCATCCAGTAAGTTTATAAATTCTTCTGATAATACTTCTTTATAAGATAGTCCTGATGTTTTAGATTTTTTCTTTGCACTTTCAACGATTTCTTTTGCTTTTTCTGGTTTTGCTATGGAATATATCTTGGCAATATACACATTAACTTCAGTCATTTCATTTTCTTCTCGCATAATTTTTTCCTTTCAATTTTTATATTTTCTTTCATTACATCAAGTTCTTTTATTTTTGGATTAACATATAAGCATATGTCATAAGAATCGTTTTCTTTGTCACATTGTAAATTAAAGCAAATATTTCTTTTGTCCTTATACTTTTCATAAAACTTTCTGATTTTTTTATGTATTTTTTTACAATCTCTTTCTATGCTCATGTTACACCACCTCAAAACTATTTTCTTCAAATTGCTCGTGTGTTAATACTCTTAATAATTTAACTTCTTTATTCCTTATACTTTCCTTTATATCAGAATAACTAAATGTAGTTGAATCTTTCTTAATACCTATATAAAAAATATCGCCATCTTCTTCAATTTCTAACACATCTCCTGGTTCTATTAAATCAAGAATATCTTTACTATGTTTTTTTATTTCTTCTAAATATGCACTGGCCATTGTAGTATCACATACAAAATATGTTGATTCCATTTTCTCATCTGGTAATAGTATTTTTTTTACAATTCCTATATTCCCATCTTCATTTCTAATATAGTCATTTATTTCAATGCAATCCTCGTTTGGACATCCATATGTACCATTTATTTTTTCAACTATATTGCATAGATCATTTTCATTTGATTTTTTTATACATCTATTGCAATTATTTTTCATAAATTCTTTATCATTCATCATAAGTCATCCTCCTATTTTTTTACACATATTTTTTTCTTTGTCCCAAGCAGCACATTTCTCTTTGTAGCAATTTTCAAATTGTTGTGTTTCCACTAATAAGTGGTATTCTCCTCTTACTATGTTGTCTTCATCAAATATTGGTTGCCTTAGATTTTGTTGTATAATTTTATATCTTTCTGGGCATTTCATTTTGAGTTTACTCCTTTATCTTTTCTATTTCTTGATCTAATGCTTTTATTCTGCTTTCTATACTTTTTTTAATCATTTCTAATTCATCTAATGCAAATTGCATTCCTTCTCTTTGCCCTATTAATTGTTGTTTTAACTCTTTCACTTTATACTTTTCTCCTTTCTTTCTGATTTATCTTTATCATGTATTCCAAATGGTAGTTCAAATCCTTCTTCAAACACCCATATATGATACATATTTGCAGCATCTACTAATCTGTCCTTTGCTGGAAAAACCTCTATTGCCACTCTGTTTTCTCCAAACAAACTATTTTTTAGCCATTGCTTTTCTCTCCAGGTAATGTCTGTACCATCTTTATTTCTAAATGCACAATGTATTACTTTTCCCCATTCCGTATTAACTTCTCTTGTCATTGCCGCATATTCTCTATTGTATATATAAATTTTATTCATTTCTCCAAACCATCCTGTTCCGGTCCTCATTGATTTTGGAGAAGGCTTTTCTATCCATTTATTATTTGTATTGATTTTCATTCTTCATCATCCTTTGCTACTTGTAATAAACACATAATTCCAACACCAATAATTGTTCCTATTAATAGTCCTGCTATAAACATAATCATTTGCAACACCTACTTTCCATATATGTTATACATATATATTGTTTCTCTTAATGAATCTAACTCTACATATTGTTCGTTTATCTTGTTTTCTTTTTCTTCTACTAACTTATTTAAATCATTAATTTTTGCTTGTGCTTCCATATTCATAGTAAAACATCCAACTATAAAACCTATTAAAAATGGTATTATAATTACTATTACTGCTTTTATTTTTTCGTTTCGATTGTATATTTCTTTATCATAAAATTTCATTTGTACTTCACTACCTTTCTATAAATTTTTTTCCATTACACCACATATAGTCCTCAGTCGGACAAAATTCGTCATATACATATGCAAACTCTTCATGTTCATCGCAATACATATCACCATTTTCTGCATACATACAGTTTGCACATTGTTCACAAGTCACATTTCTTTTGTTTTTAAATCTCTTTCTTTGCACAGGTTTTCCCATAAATTCTCCTTTCTTATATTTTTATTATCCAAGCTGTTCAATTTAATGAACAGCTTATTTTTTTATTTTAGTATAGTTCAATATCACTAATACCAATAAAATCCAAAACCTTCAAATAGCAGTCTTTACATAGTCTCGTAAGTTTTTTATTAGTGTATGTATCCGCTTTTTTTAACAATACCATGTGCCTTTGAGGTAATTTCTGTCCGGCACATTGGACATATATCATAATATCTGTCTTCGCTTTTCCAACTATTATAATTTCCCATTTTACTCCTCTATATCACTTACTCCTAAATAGTCCAACATATCAGTATAACAATCCTTACACATATTACATAATTTTCTTGGAGAATTTCCATTTTTAGCAACAGAAATAGTAATTCTATCTAATGTAAAGTTTCCACATCTTACACAAAACTTTTGATTGCTACTTTGAATTCTAAACATAAATTGTTCAAATTCTTGCTTGGACATATTTTTTATATCTTCAAATCTTACTGGATTCATAGAGTTTCTCCTTTCTATTTAATATTTACCTGTGTCATTACCAAAGTTTTCTTCAGTTTTCTTTATCCATTCTTTCATTGCTTTTACAATATCTTGTCTATTAGCATTAGAAACATACATCATTTCATTATCTTTTCCCTCTCCAAAATTAAAAGCTAATACTACAAACCCATAACCATTTGGTAATTCTTCATCTACCTTTTTTGCGATTTTTTGCATTTTGCTTTTTACAAATTCATTCATTGGATTCATTTCCCTATTCCTCCTTTATTTTTAAATTATATTTATCTTCAAAAATTTTCTTTTTTGCTATATACTCTTTTGTTTTAAATCCTTTTGTGTCAATTATCTCTGATGTTCCATCATTGTAAAACACTATAAAATCAGCTTTATATTTTAGTCCTGGTGCTAATATAAACACAGGCTGCAAACAAAAACCTCTGATGTCTCCGCATTGCAGCCTTAACTTTAAATCACAGTAATAGTCCGCTTCTTTCTTGCTATCAAATGTTTGTCCATCTACAGATGTTTTTACTGCACCATATTTACTTCGTTTTCCTTTATTTTTCTGATATTCCTTGTATTGATCTATACTCCAATGTTCTTGATTGTTCATTTTTTATTTCCTTTTCTAATATTTTTTCAATATAATTCAGCCATTCTTCAGTTTCTTCTTTAATCCATACCTCACTTGGAGTGCTTGGAATAAATAATTTAATATTTTCAATTCTATCTTTTGTAATTAGTATTGCTTTTTGTGTATTCATACTCATACTAAATTACTCCTTTTTTTTCTTTGCACATTTTAAGTCTTTTATTATTCTTGGTGTATATTGTCGATTCTCTTGATTACTTTTTAAAGTTTCAATATTCTTTATTGTTGTATCTGTTTCTGCACAAATACCTTTTGTTATAAATTTACTTGCATAAGGTTTTATTGTATTTATTAAATCTATTTTATCCTTTATACATCTTCTTTCTTTTAATACTGTTTCTAATTTTGAGTAAGTTTGCATTCTCTCTATTGCATTTAATTTACTCAATTCTATTTCGTGTAAAAGGTCATCTCTTTCTCCTTCTTTGTTATATAACTCTGTGTTTAATCTCTTTTCTGTTTCATCTATGTTAAAGAAAAAATCTTTAATATTTTTTAATAATTCTATTGTTTATTGCATGTTTTCTATTACCATAATTTTACCGCCTTTCCTTTGTATCTTTTTTATAGGTTGAGTTAGTTTCCAATAATTCAATATTTATAATTTGTTTTAAATTATGTTTACTAATTACATACTTATATGCATTCCTGTTCTATCTTTGTAAAGATGGCATGTTTCAAATAATCCCATTTGCTTACCAGTCAATAAACAATGTGGAAAATCACTATTTAAAGTTAGAACACACCATTCGCAGTTTTCACAGATTTTTAATTTTCTTGAAATTAATTCATCCTCTCTAATATAAGCCATTTTAGTAGTCCTCCATTTCATAAATAGTATCAGTATCATATTGTCCACTTAGTTCTGTTTGATCTAATGCTGATAAAATACATTTCTTAAAATAAGCTTTTGGTATTTGTATTCTTTTTTTAGTATTAGCAATAGCAAAATTCTTTAACGCATAACTTAGTTTCTTTGAATTAATCTCCTGTATCTTTTCTCTAGTTTTTGGATTCATATACATTTCCTTTAAAATTTCAGTCATCTCAATAGTTAATTCTGGAGAAAAAATATACATTTCACAATTGTTTATTAGTCTTTCAAATTCCATCTTTTCTGTCTCATCCATCATATTATCTAAAGTTTTGTTTTCTTCCTGTTTGTGATTAGATGGATAAA